TACTTTTGGATCTGTAATACCGGATAGGTACAAAGCTCCTACGCAGGCTGCAGCTGAGCGTAGGTATGACTTACCGGCTGCGATTAATTGCTCTTTCATTGTTACTCCCTAGTGCCCTTAGAGATTTGTCTAACTATAAACCTAAACTCTGTATTAAGGCTTTAGCCTTGGCCGATGAGATTTCTACCTCAAAGTGCATATCGTCGGGCCTGCTCTTAAAGTCGCCGCCCCACTTAAGGCCGTATTTTTTAGCTAAAGCTCTTAGCATCGGTATTTTCTCAGGCGGAAACGTGCCGGCTTTACCGAGGGGGTGCTTTGTAGCGTTTAGATCGATCGCCGTACCGGATGAGTGGCAACTTAAACGGTCAGTAGATCCGCGCACCATCCTAAAAGCGTAGCCCCAGTCATCGTATGTACCCTCATCGATCGGCTCGATGAGTGTATGAAACTCGGCGGCAAAAGCGGCCAAGAGCGGGCCCACGCTCTCGGCACACTTAAGCTTACGATCCGTACCCTTTACCGCGTAGGACTTTATTTTTATCTCGTCCGGATCTTTAGAGGCCGGGTAGCCATTGTAGCTATTCAGTTTGATCGGAGGGATCATCTGCGAGATCGATTTCCTCTATTAAATTGTTATTTGGCTTTTTTGCATCAAAGCCGCCAAGGCCATAGGTAACTGATTTCATTTTATACCGCCCTAATTGCAGTCATTATGCTAAGTGTTGTCGATAATGCAGGGGAAACGGCCGTTGCAAATCCAGAAGTGACATTTACACTTTGAGAAAAACCCTCAAAAGCGTTAGCGGTGCTAATGTTTGTGCGGTTTGCTCCAAGAAGGGGATTACCTGCCGAGTTGCTATATCGATAAAACGTATTTGTCGTCGCGGCTGTAACCGTATTGGCTGCCATAAAATAAATACCCGGCGATAAAGATTGAGAAATCGTTATTGCGGACATAGTGCTAGCCGCTGTTATGGCTACTGTTCCAGCATCTAATAATACTGTCCCCGGTGCTCCATTAGAATTATTATAGATCCCAAGTCTTACCGAGGCAGTGCCGGAGAAAGACGTAAAAGACATACAAGCAATACGATCAAAAGTCGTAGTAACCGGTACTAATATGGGCAGATAATAAGTCGTGTTTACAACAGCCGTTGACCCGCCAACACTTGAACCGGGACTCAAGTAGTAGCTACCGGATATAGGCGCAGTGGCCGGTATTACGTTAGTATTTGTTATCCACGTAAAGTCCATATCGGTAGCTGAGTTTTTGCTTAGCACTTGTGCAGTAGTGCCACCTTTAAGATCAAGTAACGAGGCATCGATTGAGTCACCGAGAGCCTCGATAGCAGTTGCTCCATCTTTTACATAGTCGGTCGACGTGGGAACGGGCCAGCCAAAATTAGGCGTAGTAGTTGCCATTAGGTTAAACCTCCATAAGCATTTTGCCAGATAAGAGTAGCATTTACCCCAGTCCATATAAGGGAGGCCGGAATAACTGTGTCCCACTGTGGCGCGATCAGTGAGAAATCTGTAGGGCTGAGAGTAAGGGTTAAATCCACATAACCCGGAGTAGCTCTAATAGCGTAACCTTCTACAAAGCCGTTAAAAGAACCATTAAACATATTTATAGGTAGATCGTTTATAACCATCGGCTCGCCAAAAAAAGCATCTATAAGCTTATCTCGCTCGGCATCGGGTAGATTAGAGTTATCAAGCCTAAAGCTGATGCTCTGTAGCTGCTCTCGAGGTATTGCTCGGAGGCTTAACTCTCGCTCCATAAGGGTATTAACATCGGCTAGGTTATGCAGATTAGTTGTAACTACGCGCTGATATCGCCCATAATTAAGTACGGAGTCAGCATCGAGGTCGGTAGCTTGGCTAGCGTAATTATTACCGTAATTATATACTAAAGAGTTACGTATTTTGCCTATTTGTAAAATTGTTTTGACCGTAGAGGGTATAGCGTAATTAGCCGAAATAGTAGTATAGCCGTTAGCGGCTAGGTAGGCGTTACGGTGATCTGTATCGGCATAACAAACGCGCCCCTCTCGGTCCTCGTATAACTGCCCTTGTGCGCTTTGTGCTATTTGAGCGCATAGGTTATAGCTGCTAGCCGGCTCAGCTGACCTAGCGATCATCTCGTAGAGGCCCGGCTGATCGATTTCGCCAAGCCCTACGTTCTCTGCATTAGCCCACGTAGTCAAAGGATTATAATTTATCCACTCTAAAGCCGGTGCTACCTGTGACCAAGTGTTTAATAAAAGATCGTTCAGGATATCGTAAATCTGATTGCCGTCCTCATCCTTAGCTAAGGCATCGGGAAAAAGCGCCTTGGTAAGCTTAGATAAAGATCCTACGGCCAATATATTACCGATTGTTATAAAGCCGATCTCCTCAGGCGATCGTACGGATATACCAAAATCTGATACCTCACCGCCAAAAACGGGTACATACGTCCCGGCGCTATTTTTGAGCTCGAGGGTAAGGGTATCGGTTACGTCAATATCAAAAGGCAGGTTAGTAAGGTTTATAATTTCCATACGTGCGTATCCGGCGTTGCACTGTAGGTCGATATCATCGCGGCCCGTAGCCATATTAAGCGATAATACGTTATCGTAAACTGTAGTGCCTACCGTGATCCTCCACTCGGGGAGCCAAGTACTCATATCGCGTATACTCCCGAGCCCCGGTTCACTGAGGTACCTCTATAGCTCGACTGGTTAAGAATATCCTCGACTGCTCTAGCAATAGCTTCAGGATCTCCTACGCCGGCGTTAATCGTTACCTCTACGCTTTGACCGGGAAAGCCCATAGTAGGGTTATAGCCGTAATTAGGTTGAGGAGCTAGAGGAGTTATAGGAGTCAAATTAGGATTTACCCCGGCTATTACCCCATCGGCTAAACCTTTATAATTGCCACGTAGATCCTCTAAACCAAGGCCACCGCCGCCACCGCCCATAACATTGGTAGGTAACTCCTCTCGGGCAATAGCAAAAGGTCCCATAGTCGTAGACGGTCCACCCGGTTTAGCCCAGCTAGGAGGCGTAAAATTAGGCACCGGAGTCCCTATGAGAGGATCTTTAGCATTTAATAGCCCGAGATATTGTTTAAGATCGGCAAGGCGTTTAGCATCGGCCTCGGCTTGAGCCTTGGCTACTCGCTCAATTCTTGTTAGTTCGGCAGACTCGAGCAGTAAATTAGCCGTAGTGCCTGCGCTAGTAGTTTTACTAATAGAGGCAAGCCGAGCTATCTCGGTTAGTTGGATCTGTACGCGCTCGTTATAAGCCTCTTTAGCCATTAACGTACCGGCAGCCGTAATCGCGGCGTTATATTTCTTAAACGCCTCCTCACGTGCTAGCTCTTTATCGCCTTCGGCCATTTTGCTACCGTTAATAACCTTAAGCTCTGTTAGTAGCTGAGTGTTAAGAGCTTGGAGCGTAGCGTTACTAATAGTAGTAACTCCAGCTAAACGCTCCATATCCGCGTTTTTTTGGAACTTAGCGAGCTCGTCGATTTTCTTTAAAGCTGCATCGCCTTTGTCCTCCTCGATCAGCATAAGCGCCTCGAGGCGTAGTTTTGTCTCTTTGTCGTATGTAGCTTTAAGAGCTGCAGCAAGCGAGATCCGGGTGCTATCAAAAACGGCCTCGGCTTTAGTAAGGGCTATTTTAGCCTTTTCTGCTTTAGCCGCCTTGGCCTGAGCTGCCGCTAATTCTTTTTGGCGTTTAATTGCGGCTAACTCGTATGCCTTACGGGCAGCCTCGTCGGCTGCGCTTGGATAAATACCTACCGCCATCGATCCGACGTAGCCCATTTTAATACGATTAAACGATGCCTTAAACGCCTTTTCTTGAGCATCGATAATCCGTACTACTTGATTTTCGTAATCATCAAACGGATTTAATGAGGCTAAAATAGCTTGGTCGCTTGTTAGATAATAAAGTTTCTTAAATCCAAATACGGCAGTAGCGACCATATCGGCAATTTTTACGGATAGGTCCTCGATTTTGCTTACAAACTCTTGAGGATCTCCAGCCGCAAAAGCCGATACTAAAGCATCGACTAAAGCGCCGCCGATTTTCTCCTGGGCTTCTCCAGCTGCATTTGAGATTAGCTCAAACTTACCGGCATAAGTCTCTAAGTAAGTTGCATTAGATCCGGTAAACTGTTTATTTAGTTTAGCCTGTATCTCATTAAAGCTCATCGCCTTTAGTTCGGCTTTAGTTAGGCCGAGATTATATTTAGATAAACTCTTAGTTTGCCCTAGGTAGGCCGCACTCAAATCGGAGACTACGGTTTCGTACTCCACGCCCGAGCCCCGGCTTATGTCGAGAGCCTGAGTTAGGAGCTCTTGAGATTTAGTTAGGGAGCCCGTAGTTTGTAGTAATTGTTGCATCGCTGGCCGTAGCTGGTCATCGGTAACGGCGGCGGCCTGAGATAGATCGGATATAAACTGCTCGATCTTAGGAGTCTCAAAAGCCATTCCAAGGTTTTCTACTGACTTAGCTAGTCTAAAGGCTGCTTTTTCATCCTCTATAAACGCCTTGGATGCAGCTTTACCAAAAGCGATTACCGCTTTAAGGCCGAGAGATATACCTAAGGCTG